ATGTACTGCTTTTAATTTTTTGCCACAATCTTTGCAATTATCGAAATTCATTATTTATTCTCCTATTTATAAAATATATGATTTTTAATTTTCATTATCTTAGTTTTTTTCTTTGCCCAATACGGATTTACATAATCTGCATGATAATGAGTTGCTCCATCTGTAATATCAAAACTAAAGTAATTTCTATAATACATTTGAAAGGCTAATGCTTTTGTTAATTCCCAAACTTCTTGTTCTAAAGGCTCATCTGATTTACCATCACACCACCAACTGAAATGGCATTTGTTTTTTAATGGTACATCTTTGCCAAACTTTATCTTAAACCATTTGCTTGTCGAACCTTGTTTTACTACTTCGCAAATAGTATTAGGAAACCTTTTGCTTTCGACTCTATTTAAAGTTACATATCCAACTGCTAATTTGCCCAAGAAGGGCTGATTCCTAGCTTCGTGGTATATATTTAAGGCTAGACAGTTTACCTCGTCTGCATGGCTCTTAAAACTAGATAAAAGCATAATTAATATTATAAAAAGATACCTCATATTAAAACCCCCATTTCTTTATGACCACACTCCGAACATTCCATTTCAAAATTATCAACTATCTTTTGTTTTTCTTCAATCATTTTTATTAATACAGGCAAAGCAAATTCAATTACTTGACCATGTCCAACTACTAATGAAAGTGTCTTTGTAACTTTTTTTAAATTCTCTATATCGTTTAATAAATCGTTCATTTTTAACTCCTGTGCAAAAAGTTTTGGGGGAACTTAATCCCCCATTTTATTAGTATGATTTTTGGTCATCTACATCTTCAAGAACTTGTTCAACTGTACTTTGTAAACCATACTGCAAAACTCTTTGATGTATGGCATAATCTAAATCGTTGCCATCTGGTTTAAACTTTAACCCATCTGAATTTTTAGTATGAGCCTTTAATACCATCTTTCTAATTAAAGATGAAACCTCGCTATTAATCTCTTGCACCAATTCTTCTACTTGGTCAGAGTATTTATCTTGGTTGGTTATTGGGTCTTGGTTTAGTTGGTTAAGCATTTTAATCTCCTATGCTTGGTTACGTTTACAATTAAGTTATCGCATGGCTTTGCAATAATGTCAACCCCTAAATGTGGTCTTAAAATAAAACACCTTGAACTTTTGGGATATATCCGACCTCATAATTTTTATTTTGACCTTTTGGATATTTAGATATTTTGTAATTTAATTTTTTATGAAATTCTTTTTTGGTTTTTTTATCTGCAAGAAAATAGACGTATCTATGCTTTCTTGTTCTCTGAACTATTTCAAACTTATCTGGATTTGCTTTTCTTTCTTCTAAGGAATAATCAATAGTAATATTTTTCTGATGAAGATTGCTTCCTTTTAATCTCCATTCAGAATGTTTGTCTGTTAATCCTGTATAAATAAAATTTGTAGCTTGATATATATATCCATGATGGTTCATTGCAGTATCAGCAAAAGAAACAATTATTAATGGTTTTGGTAATAACTTTAATGAATTTCCAACTAAAAAAGATGCTTCATTTTTTCTGTTATGTAAAAGACATAATCTATTTAGTTCTAAAACTTTGTCTTTATATTCTTTTCCACAGATACCCTCACATAATGTATGAGATACAGGCATTCCATAAGTAATTATGCCAATCAAAATATTATCCTCAAATAAACCAAATGAATATGTTATTGATGGCAATCGTTTTGAATAATGTATATTCATCAACCATTCTTCAGTTTCGTGGTATTTGATTGGCATAACTTTCATTTAAAAAATCTTTCCTATGCTAATTCTAAGTTTTTCCAACTTTTGCTAAGAATCATATTTCTAACATCTGCTTGTCTACGTTGTTGAACAATATGTTGTTTCTTAGTTGTATCAGCTATATCAGTTAAATGTGTACTCCAAGCAGTAGCAGATTGGTAAGCACACCATAAAGAACCCTTAACTCCATTCCTGCCATAGTCACCTTTCCCATGTATCTGCTTAGTTTCAGATTCATATAATCCCATTAAGATATGTAATTGTTTTCTATTGGTATCTGGTGATCCTCCATTTAATTGGGCTTCAGTTGCTTGGCTCTTAGCTATAGTCGCTTTAAACATTTCAGCTACAGATTCATCTTCTACTCTAGTATCCCACCAATGTTGAAATCTTTTTGTTTCACTTGTAACTGCACTAACTGCATTTTTTATTTTAAGATTAGCTTGTTCCACATTAAAAAACTTTGTGTGTCTACTTGCTGTATAGGCTAATTTTTCTCCACTTACTAAAGTATTAAAACAAACATGATTCATCCAACCAAAAAAAGATTGAAATTTCCATCTTGCATTGTAACTATTTCTAGCTACAAATTTTAAACTCAAATCATGATTCCCAATCTTAGCTGTATGACTTGGTAATAATAGTTCCATCTTAGCCATCGCACCATCTTCATAGGATTCAATATCTAGCTTGGCATTAGTAAAATTTATTCCACCACTTTCCATAGCTTTTAAAGCACCACCAAAGGCATCTATATGTGGGATAGGTTTATACCTACTTCCAACTATTCCAAGTGGTGTTGCAGGTGCATGATCAGTTCTAACTACTACCCTGCCCATATCTTCAGGTATTCCACTTATATTATTAATCGCTATTGGAAAACTTACTTTTCTTAATTCTTCTTGCATTGCATTATTCAACATTTTTTTCTCCTTAGTTTAAGATTGAATGTCCTCTACCACTTAGGCATTTAGACAAAGGGTTAGTATTTAATTTTCTTTCGTGTTCTGCTGAACTTCCCCAAAAATATGGAACTCCTAAAAATTTAGATGGTTTGTATTTTAAATTTTTAGTTAACCTTTCACATTCTAAAGTATCTCTAATAATCTCTCTTGGTTCTTTGCTTGCTCTAGGATCAGTTAAAGGCTTCCATTCTGGGGTGCTTGAACAACCTGTAAACAAACTTAATAAGGATATTGTTATTATTAATTTTTTCATAATATTCTCCTATGTTAATCTGTAACTTGGCAAATCTTCAACTTCATCATATGAGTAAGGCAAAGATATTCTTGAAAAATATAAATCAGAGTCATTCATTTCATCACCCTCTAATTTTCGTAATCTTTCTTTTGCTTCTCCTACAGTTAAAAGTTCTGTACTATCAACCATAGTTAATTGACTAAGTGAATTTCTTACTTCACAATCTTCAATAGGTTCAAATCCACTAGGCATTATATCTAGGCTTTTTCCATAGCAACCTAATATAATTGCTACAGCTTTGCTTGAACCACCTTTACGTTTCCACCAAGCAGTTTTGCCATCCCAATCTTGGTTATGGCTTTTATAGTTTTCAAAATAAATTGTGTTTACTACTAAAACTCTCATTTTTAACTCCTGTGCTATTTGTATTTACATATATTTATAAACACAAAAAAAGGGTAAGTCAACCCCTAAATGTGGTTAGCTTATTATCTGTTAATTTCTCCATAAGAATTATATAATCTATGAATTGCTTTTTGCTCATGTAATCTTTTTTAACTCCATAGTAAAAATAACATGGCTTTGATAAATCAGACTTTCTAAAGATATAATGATTAATCTCTACACCATCAGACATAATCGTAAAATCAGGATCATATATATATCCTTTGTATTCATGTTTAATTAGATTCATTTTTCTTCCAATCCATCAAAATAATTTAACTTTGCATATATTATTTGAGTGTATCTTATAAAATTATCAATCTCTCTTAGATTTTCTTTATGAGATAATTCGCAATTATCTGTATCAACTCTATATTTTTGTAATATCTTTCTAAGATAAACAACCTCATCTGATGCTTCTTTAAGTAATATCTCTTTCATAATTTTACCTATTTATAGACTTCAATTAATTTATTTAAATACCATTGTGCTTTTTTTAAATCCTCTTTTTTAGCTTTATGATTTTCTCGCCAAACATATTTAAGAATGTTTCCTTTACAATATCCTTTAAACTCATCTGACGATAAAGCTGAAGTAATGGCATCAATACATTCAATACCTGATTTTTTATAATGTGCAGGATTGTTTACGTTATCTTTCATTTTTTACTCCAAGTTTATATTCTATTACAAAACCCTTTAACTCTAGTCCATCGTGAAATCCTCTTTTATAATATGCAGACGAATTTTTTGTAGGATTTATTTTTTGATTTAAAAGACCATCATAAATACCATCTTTATAAAAACTTAAATATGTTGCTCTTTTTTTCTCTAATGGATTTTCCATTATTTAATCCTTTCATATCTAGATTCTCTTGCCATTTTTGATAATCTTTTTAATTTGCTTTTTATAGATTTTAAATGTTTTTCTTCTTTTGTATCCCAAGTTAAATACATTTCAGATATCTTTGAAACCATATCTAATTCAGATTTTGTGAACATTGTTCTATCAAGTTCTTTTGTTAAAGATTTTATATGTCTGGAATAATGACTAACATTTTTATATATATCATTATCTTGGTTTGCAGGTTGAGATTTATGATATAAAACATGACTAATATTATTTATTTGATATAAAAATTCATTCTTCATTTTAAACTCCAAAATTATCGGCATAACAAGAATTATCAATTAGGCATATAAACCAAAAAGAATAATACATGGCATATAGAGTGGCTATAGCTGTCGCTATAACCCCCATAAATTTTAAATAACCTTTGATATAACTAGGCATCAACGCTCTCCTTTATTAAAGTATATTCAGCAAAAGTTGAGCCATTCTCAGTTACCATTCTTGTTATAATATTATGACCTTCTTCTTTTAAAATAAATATTCTATCTGCTAATCTAGTGCATCTAAACATCTGGATTGCTTCCCACGATGTAATAGTTTTATTCTTTTTTAAGTGTGCTAACACTTGTAATTTTTGCGATAGTTTCATAATTAATTCCCCCTATAGTTGTTTAAGTTATCTTCAATATTCTCTAATTCACTTTGCCTTTCAGCTTTATTAAATTGTGTTTCAACTTTGTTTTTTAAATCTCTTATTTCATTTAATAAATAAGTTGCTCTATCTACAGGAATTTTATTATCTAATATCTCTTGATCCTTAGATAATATATTCTCTAATTTAGCTATAAATTCTAGTTCATTCATTATTTTGCACTCCCTCTTTTAATAACAATCCACTCGTCATCAGTAATTTTATAATCTCTAAAATTGCCTGTTTGAACATTTATAATCTTAACATAGCTATATTTATAATAAGCATCGTTAACTAACCAATGATTAACTTCTTCAAAATTATTAAGATGTTCCTTGTGGCTTAAAGTATCATCTTGATTTATTTTATAAACTTCATACATTACGCTACCTCCTTAAATTCTATTCTTTTCCAAGTTTCGTTTAAATCTACAACACTTTGCACCCAAAGGTCGGTTCTCTCAAAATTTCCATCAACACATCTTTTATAAGTCAATTTACATTGGCTTATGTGCTGTTCAAAATTTAAACAGTCAGTATTTAAATCAACTCTTGCTTGGTATGTATGTCCACATTTAAAAATAACTGTTATGTTAGTTTTTAGATACCCACCACCATTATCGTGGTTTTGTGCAACTGTTTCAGCCATTCTCTCAAACTGCTCAAAAGTATACATTGAACTATCCTCAAATGCTGAACTTTCACTCCAATTTACATATACAAATTTTGGTTTTAAATTATTCATTTTTCTTCTCCTGTGCTGTTGTTTTGTACTTACATAATTATAATCGCATAGCTATGCTTACAAGTCAACCCCAAAAAAGAGTTTTTTTAAATTATTTTAAATTAAATTTTCATTGCTCTATAATTTGCTGAAAATGATCGCCATGCTTCAATCTTGGCTTCACAAGCTACTCTTAGAAACCTTTGTTTTTCATCAGCATATACAGCAGTTTGCAGAGCCTTAATATGCTCTTGGTATCTTGGACTAGCATATGCTTCTCTTTCTTGTGCAGATACAGGTAAATCTGTAAATTGTTTCATTATTAATGCTTTTAAACTTTTTCTATATTCTTCAAGATAAATTCTTTCTGCTTTAAACTTTGCAGAATCCTCTGCTGTGTCTCTTAAAAAATCTAGTGCCTTTTGTACTTCGTTATCACTAATCATTGCCTACTCCTTATTGTGTGGCGATTTAGACCAATATTCCTGTGCCTTTAATCTTCCAAAATCTTCAGATAAACCATAGCCATTCCAAAAGCTATCCTCATCTCCGTTTTGATCGTGTAATTTAGCGTGATGGTGGTAACATAAAGGGATAGCATTTTTATCTGATGCTTTCATTCCCATACCTCGTTTACCCTCAAAAGGTTTTAACAAGTGATGAGCCTGTATATTACCACTACACCAATCTTCACTAATAACACTAAGACAACATTGCTGTTCTGAAACATAAATTAAATGCTTCTTGTTTTTATGTTTCTTTGCTTTTGGTATTAACATTTAACTTCCTTAAAATGGTATTTCATCATCTAAATCATTTTCAGATTCAATAACAGGATTTATTGGTGGTTTTGGTGGAGTAGAACTTTGATCATTTGTAAACTCCCTTGCCTTTAGGCTCGTATAAGAATTTCCATTATCAGACTTTTCTCTCCAAGCAGATATAGTCATAGCACCTGCATCAGATATAACATTTATAACTCCTTTGGCATCAGGTGACTTATCACCCTGCTTATCATCATTTGCCTTTAATGTTCCTATGGCACGATACAATTCAACTATAGGTTGCCCATCTTTATTTTTACGAGTGACTCCAATAATCCTATGATCCTCACCTTTTAGATTAATCTTGCCCTGTTGAACAATTTTCCAATCATCAGTATTTTGAAATAAAATACCACTATTTGTATTATCTTTATTATTCATCTTTAACTCCTATTTTTTGTGATAATTCAGAACATTTTTTAATCAAAGCATCTTTTGCTTTAACATCTTCATCTCCAAGTGCTTTTGCCCAAATATCAATATCATGCAACTGTCTTTCAGTTTGAGTTACCCATTCTGGGTGCATTTTCATTGCATCAATATTAAGTGCTTTTACATAACTTACAAAATTAGTGTAAGTTCCATTTGATTTTCCATCTCTATCAAATGTTGTATAAGTTCTTGATGGCTTTTTATTCTCAATAGTTCCACTTACTCTACCACTAGCGTTATTACCATCATCTTCAAAATCTGCTTCTAAGTTAAGCATGGCTTGGATTTGGTATCTTCTCATATAAGTAATGGCAGAACCTAAGTCTTGGCTTTTGGCAGTCTGATTACCCAATAAACTAGCAGATAATATATATTCACCACTTTCTGTATGTGAAATATTAGTAGTCAATATGTTTTCAAAACCATTTTGAGTTTCCAATAATCTTACTTGATATGTAATACTAAGTTTATTTTCATTAAGAGAATCCAAGCAAGCATCAAATATATCATCTAATGTGCTAAATAAATGTGGCTCTCCACTCTTACTTTTAAAATAAGCATTTACTCCAGATTTCTTTAATGGCTTAAATCCTTGCCTTGCTTTTTCAATAGCAGATTTAACTGCTGTTACCTTTTCACTTTCGTACTTCATTATACTCTCCATATTTTTTGTTGTGCATCATGCTTCATTTCACTTGACCACATCCAACTATCGTAATCAGGATAGAACATAGATGCTAATTCTTGGGAGTCATTACTAATGCTCAAGAATTTTTGTATACCAAAAGCAATTTTTAAAGATTCTTTCATTCTATAATCAATAGCACCCTGTGCCATTTTATAAGACCTTGCTTCTTTTGGTGTAATATAATCAACCCAAACTTCATAATCAGGATATTTTTGTGCATATATAGCTAATTGCCTTGAAGCATTTTCTGTAAAACCACTAGGCATCCTTGCTACAGTTTTGGTATCTCTAATTTGGTTTGGGTAAATAAAATCAATATAACCTACAAATGGAACTGATAATTCTTCAAAATCAATTACAACTTTTTCTTGATAGCTAGTTGCTTCTCCCAAAGTGCTGTAAAGTTCCATTCCTCTAGTATAATAATTTATTAAACCATATCTTTCTTTTGCAACTTTATCAGATGCAAAAGTATTTGTGTCCATATGAAATTCATCAAATTTGCTATATAACATTTCTTCTACTGCTCTATATGGCAAATCAGGATTGCTTATTCTTTTGTGCATAGCGTGTTCTGTTGCTATCCCTCGCCAAGCGGCAGGTCCTGCTTTAGAACTAAGACCACATAAATATGTAGCCACCCACTTTGCAGGGTCAGTTACCCATGTATTAATTGAACTAGCTGATAAATGTCCAATATTATGGGTTTCAAAAGGGTTATTACTGCTCATTATTTCCTCCTACTTCATTCTTTGTTCTTTGTTATTGGGTTACTACGTTAGCCTTTTCACTTCCTACATATACTGCGATATGTTTAAGTTCATGGTCGGCTCGTCAATAACCCAAATTAACTTTAAACCACAAAAAGGGGAATTGCAAGCACTAAAAAGGGTTGTCATATATTTTTTTTCTGATATGATGCAGTCAATTTAGTCTTAGGAGAGTAAAAATGAAGTTAAGAGAGTGGATGCACCAAGAGAATCATACTTGTAAAAGTCTTGCCAATGAACTTAATACATCTGTTAGAAATGTTGAGAAGTGGTCAAGGGGTGAAAGATTGCCAAGATTTGAGTTTGCAGAAAAGATTTTCAATCTAACAACTAATTCAGTAACAGGGCATGACCTTTATGAGCAACAAATACTTCGCAATAAAACAAGAGTACAAAGGTCTTAAGTTTGCATCTAAAAAAGAATTAAACAGATATTTAGAATTAGAGATACTTGAAAAAAATAAATATATAGCTAACTTAGAAACACATCCTAAATTTGATTTAATGGTTAATGGCATAAAGATTGGCAGGTATACTGCTGACTTCAGATATCTTGACCAATCTGGAGTTTCTATTGTAGAAGATGTAAAGTCTAAAGCCACTAAGACAAGGGATTATATGTTGAGAAAAAAAATACTAGCGACATACAATCCACCTATACACATTAAAGAAATATTATAATATTACCACATAAAAGGGTTTACAATTACATTTGTCTATGCCACAACTAACAAAATTAATTTTTAATTGGAGAATGTAATGAGTAAAAATTTACTATTTGAAGCACTAACACAAGACACAAACAATATAACATCAACAGAGAAGTTTGTTTTAGTATGTTTGGCAAATAGATGTAATGAAAGCAATACCTGTTTTCCATCTTTAGAAACTATAGCTAAAGATACAGGCTTTTCTACAAGAACTGCACATAGAGCAGTAAAAGCACTACAAGAAAAAGGATTTATTAAAGCTAGGCAACGCTTTATGGCTAATGGTCCTAAAATACAGACTAGCAATGAGTATACCTTGACACTAAGTCCTACTAGCATAGACACAAAGTCTAACAAACCTTATTTATATAATAGTTTTCCTAGCCACTCTGTCCAACCCAGAAAAAGGATACACAAGAACCTTGCGAGTTTAGCAGGATGAGTGTTATTGAATTAAGGGATCATGGTATTGTGATTAAAGGTGGAAGTAGTGGGAACACAAAAACATATTGTCCACAATGTCGCAATGCAAGAAAATCTAAAAATAAAAACGACTTACCATTATCAGTAACCATAACAAATGATGGTGCTGTATGGAATTGTCATAATTGTGGGTGGACAGGTGGAATGAATAATACAAGTTATAAAGATTTTGATAGCAATTTAAACAGGCAGGTTAATTACAGAAAACCAGATATGCCAAAAACTACAAACCTTAATGTTGAAACTATTGCTTTTTTAAAAGCAAGAGGAATATCTCAAGAAACAGCAGAAGATTTAAAATTATTTTATACAGAGAAATCTTTTGGTGATGGACATGAGGGGTGTTTAGCTTTCCCATATATTGAAGATGGGCAAGTTGTTAATATAAAATACAGAAGTTTTGAAAAACAATTTAGGCAGGAAGCAAATGCAAAAAGGACTTTATTTAACATTGATTCGGTTAAAGGTGACGAGATTATTTTTGTTGAGGGTGAGATGGACGTATTGGCATTATATGAGGTTGGTATTAAAAATGCAGTATCTTTACCTGATGGTGCAGGTAAGGAAGCAAAGTTTGATGAGGAAGATAAAAGGTTCACAGCTATCGGTAATTGTGAAAAACTACAGAAGATAAGAAAAGTTATTATTGCTACTGACATGGATGAGGCAGGACAAGCATTGAGTGCAGAACTTGCACATAGGTTTGGTAAAGATAGATGCTATAGAGTCCAATTTCCAAGAATTGATGATTACCAATGTAAAGATGCTAATGAATGTTTAGTAGAACATAGTGCTGTGGTTTTAAAAGAATGTATACAATATGCAGAGCCTTTTCCAATAGACGGACTTTATGGAGCAAAAGATTATTTAAATGAGATATGGGATTTGTATAATGGTTTACAATCAAGACCATTTAGCACAGGGTTTCCACAATTAGATGAGATTTACAAATTGATGCCATCAACATTTCAAGTTGTTACAGGAATACCAAATCATGGCAAATCTAATTTTATTGACCAAATTATGATTAATGCTAGTAAATTGCATAAATGGAAGTTTGCTATATTTTCACCTGAACATTCAACAACACAGCATATAAAAAGATTAGCAGAAATATATATTAAAAAACCTTTTGATATTGGGAATAATGCAAGAATTAATGAAGATGAATTGCAAGATGCAATTAATTGGATACAAGAGCATTTTATATTTATTGAGAGTAAAGATAGAGTTCCAACTATAGATTGGCTCTTAGAAAAGGCTAGAGGTGCTTGTATAAGGCATGGTATCAATGGAGTAGTAATAGACCCATACAATGAGATTGATGCTAGTAGAAAGAACGGAAAGAGAGAAGATGAGCATATAAGAGATATGATTTCTTCCTGCAAGCATTTTTGCAGAACCCATAATATAATTATGTGGGTAGTTGCTCACCCTGCTAAATTAGCAAGACAGCAAGATGGAACTTATCCAATACCAAGTATGTATGAGATTAGTGGGTCAGCACATTGGCATAATATGGCAGATGTTGGGTTGGTTGTTCATAGATTATTTGACGAAGGACAGGTTGTGATTTGTACTAAAAAGATAAGGGAGCAAGGAACGTATGGGAATATTGGAGAAGCATTATTTACTTATGATGTATCTACAAAAAATTATTTAGAAGTAGATCAAGATTCAAGTTATGAAGCTAATTATCAACCTAAGAAGCAACCTTATAAAGTTCCTTATAACGATTAAAAAACCCCCCAAGCAATGCGAACTTGGAAGGTTTTTGGAGTCTATAATGAATTTACATTCTGTTCATCTTAATGGCTCTTGTCAAGACTCTTTCTCTTTCTGATTGTTTTAAATTTGGCAATACTGCTAACAATTTGATTGCCCATTGTCTTTCTTGCTCAACATTAAAAGTGTATTTTTTTGTAGTCTTAGTATCACTAATACCTAATCTTTCTAATGTTGCATCGTCTAAATCATTAATATTAATCGCCATTTTTATCTCCTAATAAATAAGCATATCTTACTTTTATTGCTTCAGCACCAATCGCAATTAGTTCTGTTGGATTCTTGCCAATCTGCTTATAAAAGCTAGGTGAAAACATTGCATCTTTTGCAGTTTTAATTTCATGTTTATGTTTTCCTAAGTTTTGAAACTTGGAAGCAATCCTTATTGCTTGCTCCCAATCTTGGTTTAACATTGCAGTTTTAAGTATTTCTGTTTTAGTAATCATTATGAAAAACTCACATTCATACATACTCTTGTTTCAGTCCATCTTACTGCTTCATCAAAATCATCAAATACTCTCATAGTATTTTCACTTCTTTCATTATCAAATATATTAACAACAACATTGTCATCATATTTAACAACTATTGAAACATCTGCATTTGGTGTATTTGTAGCTACATAATTAGTGCTATCTATTGTTCTTGTTACTTGGCTTAATTCTAACATTTTTAACTCCTGTGCATTTTTTGTTTACTCTATACAGACATTATATATCAGCTATGCCTATATGTCAACCCCTAAATGTGGTTTATTCTCTTTCTAAAAGTATAATTTTTATATGATTTTCAATTTGCCCAACTACATCACAAATCTCAAATGAATCAAATGATTTGTATAAATGGTGCTTTTTACAAACTTTATCTAAATTTCTAATACTAAAATCATCATTTTCGTTTAAAGTTTTTAAAACATTTTCAATAAATATATCTGCATTTTGTTCTTTAATTCCGTATGTCATTTTCTTCTCCTGTGCTTTGTTTATATATATAATATAATACAGCTTAGTCACCATGTCAACCCCTAAATGTGGTTTTATGTTGTTTTTTTTAAAAAAATAGTTATTATAATAAAAGTACAGGAGAAAATTATGAAATTTGCATCAGATAACCTAGTTAACAAAAGACCAAGTGATTTATTGCCATATGAAAGAAACAGTAGAGTTCATTCAGATGAACAAATAAATCAGATATGTAATAGTATTAAAGAATGGGGATTTACTGCACCAATCCTTATAGACGAAAATAATACAGTATTGGCAGGTCACGCTAGATTAGAAGCCTGTAAAAAACTAGAATTAGACGTTGTTCCTTGTATGGTTGCCAAAGATTGGACAGATCAACAAAAAAGAGCCTATGTAATAGCTGATAATAAATTAGCAGAAAATAGTAATTGGGATATGGGAATGTATTTCAGCGAACTAAAAGAAATGAATGATTTAGGTTTTGATTTATCATTAGTAGGCGTAGATGCAGATAGTATGAACTTATCTTTTAATCCTAGTACAGAGCCATCATACAATTTTAATGATATTGAAAAAAATGATATGAATAATGCACAAGAAAATATTAACAGACAAATCTCTAATTTAAGTGCAGAAGATTCAGATAATGCTATTGAGGTTACGTGTCCAAATTGTGCAGAAACATTCAAGTTTAGTGGAATGTAATGGATATAATTCAAGAAATTACAAGTAAATCATATAGATTTGCCAAGACTATGCCTAATACTCCACATTATTATTCTTTAAAAAAAGAATGGGATAACGAAGATAACTTTTGTCAAGCTGTTCAGTTTATAAGAGATAATGGCAAAATAGAGTTTTTTAAAGGATATTCATATACTGTTTTATATATAGAAAACTATAAATATTGGACAATGGGTTCTCCTATAGATCAAACCATACTTATAAATAGAGCAAAAATAAATGAAAGTTGAAATAAAGCAATGTAGTTGGGAAGATGTAAAAATTATTACTGAAACCTATGATACGGAATATGCAAAGTTTATAAAAAGAAAAAAACCAGAAATATGGTTTAAAGCTACACAAGAATCTAATCTTATTGGTTGTGGGTGTCTGTTAATATTATCAAAAACAAGAGTGAGGAGCAGTAATTTATTTGTCATTCCTAAAAAAAGAGGTGTTGGAGTCGCACAATTAATTGTAAAGGCTGAAGAAATTTGGGCAAAAAAACACAATTATAAAATTATTGATGTGAGAACAGTTAAAAGTCTTTACAAAGGGATGGGATATAAAGAATTAAAAGAATATAAAGTTGGTGGTTATTGGCTAGAAAAGGAATTAATATGATTACTAATATTAAAAATCATAAAGTACAATGTCAGGATATAATGCTTGGCATTGATAATTTAATGAGTGATGAAAAAGCAGATTTTGTTTATAGTGATCCACCTTGGGGTCAAGGCAATTTAAAATATTGGCAAACAATTAATAAAAGACACACAGGAAAAGAGCCAAACTCTATTGATTACAGTAAGTTTCTGCCACATTATTTTGAGTTAGTTCATAAGTATGCAAAAGATGTAATCGTTATTGAATATGGTGTTGGTTGGAGAAATGATATAATAAAAGTATCTTCTGATGCAGGATTTATACATGGTGGTTGTTGTACTTCATTGTATAGTGCATCAAAGTTATTACCTCTTGATGTTCATGTTATGAGTAAATCTGGTAATTATAAAATTGATGATGAGTTTTCTGATGGTTGCTTAAAACTTAGAGGTTTAAACTTGGTTAAGTTTGTATTTACAAAAATGTTACCAAAAGATGCTAGTATTGTTTTAGACCCTATGTGTGGAATGGGTTATACAGCACAGGCTACAGTTGATTTAGGTTTATCATTTAGAGGTAATGAGTTAAATGAAAAAAGGCTAGAAAAAACTATAAAAAGATTACAAAAATGAAAATATTTTTAAAAGAAAATGTATGGGATAAAGCTATTGAAAGGATAGAGTATATTTTTGATGAGTTTCAGGAAGTAATAGTTTCTTTTAGTGGTGGCAAGGATTCAACAGCAATATTTAATTTAGCATTAATAGTAGCAAAGAAAAAAAATAAATTGCCATTAAAAGTTCTTTTCTTAGATCAAGAAGCAGAATGGCAAAATGTTGTTGATTATGTAAGAACAGTAATGAATATGGAAGAAGTTGAACCATATTGGCTACAAGTACCGATTAAATTATTTAATGCTACATCAATGGAACAGCATTGGTTAAACTGTTGGAATCCAGATGATGAAGAAAATTGGATGAGACCAAAGGAAGATATAAGCATTAAAGAAAATGTTTATGGTACTGATAGATTTAAACAATTATTTGGTAATGTTCAAAAATATCATTTTTCAGACTATTCTTGTGCATTTTTAGGGGGTGTAAGAGCAGAAGAAAGTCCTAATAGGAGAGCAGGACTTACACAAGGTCAAACATATAAGCATATTACATATGGAAATGTACAATCAAAAAAACTTAATCATTATACATTTTACCCATTATATGATTGGAATGTTTCAGATATTTGGAAAGCTATCCACGATAACAAATGGAGTTATTGCAAAGTATATGATGAGTTTTATAGATTTGGATTACAGCCACATAAGATGAGAATAAGTAATTTGCACCACGAAACAGCAGTAGACCAATTATTTTATTTGCATGAGATTGAACCAGATACGTGGAATAAGCTAACAACAAGACTTCAAGGCATAAATCAATCAAAGCATTTAACAAAAAAAGATATGTTTAGCACTAATAAGTTGCCTTTTATGTTTAATTCGTGGGAAGAATACAGAGATCATTTGTTAAAATATTTAGTAATAGATGAAGAAGTAAACATAAAATTCCAAGTAAAATTTAAGGATATGGCAGAAAAATATAAAGGTATGGATAGAGAGTACGAATTGCATAAAACACAAATTATATCTATATTGGCTAATGATTATGAGTTTACTAAGATTGAAAATTTTTTATCAAGACCAGAATCAGTTAATTTTAATAAATGGAAAAGAGGGAAAACTATTAATTGGAATAGACCTGATAGAGATTTAAGATTTATTAAATTAGAAGATAGGGGGAAAGAATGGACATAGATAGTTGGAGCATGACTGAAGCAGTTGAAACAATAGAAACTTATATTGAGAAAGACATAAGTGATTTAACAGAAGAACATAAAATTTTGTATGTAGAAAAATTAAAAGAAAAGCTAAACAATATTACAAATCTAAAAACACAGCCTGTTAATCACATTAGATGGGTTGATATAGAAAAAGTACAAGCAAACGACTATAACCCTAATTCAGTTGCTAAAGTAGAAATGGGGTTGCTTTATACATCAATTAAGCATGATGGTTATACACAGCCTGTAGTAACTATATATGATAAAGAAATAGATAAGTACATTATTGTAGATGGTTTCCACAGATACTTTGTCTGCAAATCCAATAAGGATATATTAGAACGGAATCATGGCAAGTTACCTATAGTTGTTATTGATAAAGATATTAACGATAGAATGGCTAGTACAGTAAGACACAATAGAGCAAGGGGGAAGCATAGTGTTAATGGTATGTCACATATGGTCTTTGCAATGTTAGATAATGGTTGGAAAGATGAAGATATATGTAATCATTTAGGAATGGAAGCAGATGAATTATTAAGGCTAAAACATATAACAGGTTTCTCTAAATTATTTGAAGATGCAGAATATTCTAAGGCATGGACAACTAAATCTCAAATTTTACTTCAAAAAAAAGAAAATGAGACTATAGTGGGAACTAATGAGAACAACTGATAATTGTACCAAAGGTTTATAAAATGACTGTAAAACTTACAGAAAGTCTTAAAAAAGAGATAAAACAACAGTTTATAGAGGGTTATGTAGATGAGAATAACAAAAGAGTATTCCCATTTGTAGAACAGCTTGCAGAAAAATTTAATGTAGCTAGAGCAACTTTATATAGGCATTCAACAAAAGATGATTGGCAAGCACAAAAGAATAGGTTTCACACTAAGATAGAAACTAAAACCACAGAGAAAAAAGTAAATGAGTTTGTTAGGGCATCATCAAGACTAGATGAAAGTGCATTAAATATTGCTCAAGGTCTTTTAAATAGTGTGGGAATGAAGCTACAAAAAGCGATGGACGAACATAGAACTAATCCTAATTATGTTGGTTTGCCTAATTCAGAACTAAGGGAAATGTCTAACACAGCCATTAATGCACAGAAAATAGGTAAGTTAGCACTAGGCGAAGCACAGGAAATAAATAAGGTAACAGCAAATGTCTCAACTTCAGATGACTTCAGAGGACTTCTCGAACAGATACAACAAGTTAACAGAACAAGGTCAGAAAGGGCTGATCACACTATACAATAATTGGCATAAAACAGCTAGAGATGCACAAGTAACACCATCAGGTGATTGGGATATGTGGCTAATCCTAGCAGGTAGAGGTTGGGGTAAGACAAGAACAGGTGCAACTGATATAGCCTATTATGCTCTTGCTAACCCTGAAACAATTTGTGCAGTAGTAACTCCTACATTTGGAGATATAAGACGAGTTGCATTTGGTGGTGTTAGTGGTCTTATGAGTATTATCCCTAAAGAGTGCCTTATGAAAGGGCGAGGGCAAGGCTATAACAGCAGTTCAGCAGAGATTAGGTTATATAATGGCTCTAAGATATTAGGCTTCTCTGCAACAGAGCCAGATAGATTAAGAGGTCCACAATTTCATAGAGCATGGTGTGATGAGTTAGCATCTTGGCAATATCCAGATACTTTTGACCAATTAATGTTTGGTTTACGTTTAGGTACTAAGCCACAATGTATAGTCACAACAACACCAAAGCCTATCCCATTAATTAAAAATCTTATAAAAAGAACTAATATTGTAGTTACAAGAGGCAATACTTTTGACAATTCAGCCAATCTTGCACCATCTGCATTAAGAATGTTAAAAGAAAAATATGATAATACAAGATTGGGTAGACAAGAACTCTATGCTGAAGTATTAGATGATATTGAGGGTGCTTTATGGAGTCCATCAATGATTGAGAAAACTAGAGTTAATCAATTACCAGAAATGCAGAGAGTTATAGTTGCCATTGACCCTGCTGTTACCAACAATGAAGGCTCTGATGAAACAGGTATTGTAGTAGTCGGAAAAGGTTTTGATAAAAGGTTCTATGTTATTGAAGATTTATCTGATAGAATGAGTGCAGATACTTGGGCTAATGTTGCAATCAACGCTTACTACAAGCATAATTGCGATAGAATAATTGCAGAAGTAAATAATGGTGGCGATTTAGTGGAAAGACTTATTAGAACTGTAGATAAAGATGTGCCATATAAAAAAGTACACGCTTCTAGGGGTAAAATGATAAGAGCAGAACCTATATCAGCACTATATGAGCAGGAAAGGGTAAGTCATGTTGGCTCTTTTTCTAAATTGGAAGATCAAATGTGTTCTTATACTTTAGACAGTAGAAGTTCACCTGACAGGCTCGATGCCCTAGTGTGGGGGTTAACTGAACTCAGCAAATCGTCTGGTCAAGCCATATGGAGAGTAAGTTAATGGGATTAAAAGAAGCGTGGAAAGCATTAATAAACGATAGTATAGTTATTAGCAGGAAAGAAGGTCCTGTTATAGCTTATTCAAATGTAGGCACACAAGTACAGCCAAAAGAAAGTTATGCAGATTTAGCAAAAGAAGGTTATCAAGAAAACGCTATAGTTTATAGATGTGTTAATGAGATAGCTAATGGAGCGGCATCAGTCAAGTTTGGTTTGTTTCGTGGAGATCAGCCAATAGAGGATCACCCACTATTAGATTTGTTAATGCGACCTAATCCAATGAATAGCCAATCAGAATTTTTTCAAGAAGTTTATTCATATTTATTATTGGCAGGTAATAGTTATATTTTAAAAACAGGTGCAGAAGATAGAGAGCCATCTGAATTATACACACTAAGACCTGATAGAATAAAAATTATACCAAGTAAGCGTGAAATACCAATGAGTTTTCAATATATAGTTAATGGACAAGTATCTGCTAATTATGACGTTGATCAAAGCACAGGTTCTTCTGATATAAAGCAAATTATGTTATTTAATCCATTAGATGATTATTATGGTTTATCCCCATTAAAAGCGGCATCTGTAGATATCGATCAACATAACCTAAGTAACAAACATAATGTCATGCTACTTATGAACGGAGCAAGACCAAGTGGTGCTGTTGTTTATAGACCTAAAGATGAATCTGGATCAAACACTATGCTTACAGATACACAAAGAGAACAGTTAAGAGGAGATTTGCTCCAAAGGTTTGAAGGTTCTAACAATGCAGGTAGAACAATGATTCTTGAAGGAGATTTTGATTATAAAGAAATGGGTATGAGTCCAAAGGATATGGACTTTACAGGAATGAAAAATTTTGCGGCTAGAGATATTGCTTTATGTTTTGGAGTTCCAAGTCAGTTAGTTGGCATACCTGATTCAAATACTTACTCAAATATGCAGGAAGCAAGATTAGCTTTATATGAAGAAACAATAATTCCAATGTTAAAGCATATTGAAAGTGATTTAAATGAGTGGTTAGTTCCTATTTACGGAGATGACCTAAAGTTAAAATATCTTGTAGATGATATACCTGCAATAACAGAACGTAGAAGAATGATCTATGATAATGTTATAACAGCAGTTGATAAAGGTATCATAACTAGAAATGAAGCAAGAGAAAGATTAGGGTTAGAGCCAATCAGGGGTGGAGATGAAGTTTATATACCTGCTAATCTATTTCCTTTAGGTTCAGAAACACCACCATCACAATCAGCAGATGATGTTGATAAGTTTGCCAATGAAGCATATGGTACTAAAGAAGAAATTGAAGAAGATGTATTTACAACGGAAGAAGAAGCAGAAGAACGCTCTGAAGAAATAGGTTGTATAGGTTATCATTCAATGACAGAAGATGGTAAAACTATATATATGCCATGTGAAACACATGAAGAATATAATAAGATAACAGGTTCAAAGCAAATAAAGGCTGACAGCTTTAAACCAACAAATGAAATGGCAGATAATGCAAGACAGGCTCTTAATTGGAGAAAAGAATTTAATAGAGGTGGAACTGCTGTTGGTTCTACAAGGGCAACACAATTAGTAAACAAAGAAAATCTTTCAGCTAGAACAGTCTTGAGAATGTATAGTTTTTTTAGTAGGCATGAAGTGGATAAGCAAGCACAAGGATTTAGGAGTGGTGAAAAAGGATTTCCATCAGCAGGTCGCATTGCTTGGGGTTTATGGGGTGGCGATGCAGGGTTTGCTTGGTCAAAAAGAAAAAGGAATGAGATTATGAAAGATAAAGAGAAAAATGACTCAATTAGCTTACAAACAAAGAGGAATGAAGCTATCTGTGAGGAAGGAATATCAGGAGATAAACCGACTTCGCAGAAGTTACGAAAGGCAAATTAATTTTAGGTTAATTAGCACCTTTTCAAAAATTGGCTCTAAAGCTAGTGATGCTTTTATTTCTAATGGTACACAAGGCTTTGAAGCAATCGCTTCATTTATACGGATTGATGTGGCAACCACTCTTGAACCATTTTATAGACAAATCATCTTGGCGTTTGCGAAACGAACTTTTAATAATAGATACTCACAAAAAGCGATACAAGACTACGACGGAATCTATAAACAGTTTATGCAAGACATCGGTGGCATTAGAATTACAGAAATTAGTGACACCACCAGAAAAATAATAAGCAGAACTATATTAGAGAACCAATCAGAAGGTGTTCCTGTTATATCCAAAGCTATTAATGAAAGAATGTCACCTAAGTTTACAAAAGCTAGAGCATCAACCATAGCAAGGACTGAAACCCATACAGCATCAAGTTTTGCAATACAAAAACAAGCAGAGAACCTTGAAGTGCCTGATATGAAGAAAAGATGGGTAAGTACAACTGACGATAGAAGCAGGGCATCACATATATCAGCAAACGGACAAGAGGTTGGTATCGATGAAGATTTTATAGTTGGTGGCAAAAGAATGAAATTTGCAGGTGATCCAAAGGGGGGTGTCAAAGAGGTTGTAAATTGTAGATGTGTTATAGTTTACATTGAGCCAGAGGATATCATAGTAGACCAAGACACACCAATACAAGTCACACCAAAGCCACAAGTTAACATTTCTACTACCTCTATGTTGGATTCTGTAATAGATAAATCACTTACTAGTGCCACACTTAAAATTTTACCTTTAGAAAAAGCCACATCTATTTTAAGTAAATATGTAAAAGATGCGAGTAATGATAACAGATATATAAACAAAGATTATGGAATTTTTAACAGTACAATGGGAAAAAAGGATACTGGTTTTGGAATTTTTAATGATAAAACAAAACAAATGGATAAAAAATCTTTATCTATGTTAGTTGCCTTATTACCAGAATTAGATAATTTATCCAAAAAATTTAATGTTGCAAATATAAGAGGTATAAACAAAATATCACCTAATAGCAGTACATTGGCTGAAATGGGCGATGGAATTCTTAGTATAAATAGCAAGTATATAAATAGTAAATCACTAAACATTGGAACAGACAAACCAAAACTAATGCCTATAACAGTTAAAAAAGAAATAGATGATTTAAAGGAAAAAATTAATTTATCAACTAGACCTATAGATGGAATGTTTAAAAAATATAATGTAATGACAATTAAAGAATTTCTTAAAAAAACAAAGAAAATTGATACTAATGAAATTATAAATGATTACAATGCAATTGTACCTTTATATAATGGAAGAATTAGATGGCAAGATAAAATATCAGATTTGAATGAGAGTTATGGCATAAGAGCAAAATCAATATCAAAATGGAAAAGAAGTGATAAATTAAAAAATAGACCACATAATACAGATGAATTTTGGGAAAGCCCATTAGATCAATTTAGGTCAACACTATATCATGAATTTGGTCATCATGTTCATCAAACTTATAAATATAAAGTAAAAGATAACACAATAAGAAAGCCCAATTATAAACAAATAAAATATCCATTAGAAGAAAGATTAAGAAAAAGGGACATTACTTACTCATATAAGAAAAATTCGCCAACTACTTATGGGGCAACAGATACTAAAGAATGGTTTGTTGAAAATTTTAGTTTATATTTTATGGACAGAAAAGATTTAGTTGACCCAAAATTTATAGAAGTTTTAGAGGAGATGATGAATGACAAGATATTTTAAAGAAGCTATGAAAGTTTTGGACAAAGATTCATCAAAACTAACTAAAAATGATGTTACATATATAAGAGATTTATACCCAATGTTTAGTATTGAAGAATATGAAAGCATTGGAGCATTAGAAGAAGTAATAATGCAAATAGCAATAACACCTAATAACAAACTTACAACATCGCAAATCGCTTAACCTCTGTTTGCCTACCATTATCAACAACCTTGTATTCTTCCCAATCTGGCATATCAAAGTTAAGAGTATCTAATTCATCATTGGCATCATCTATATTATCAAAACTTGCATAAAGGCTATAACCAGATACTTCACCACTTGAAAACTTACGTCTTTTATAAATAACAAATCTTAAAACTTTTTCCATGTAATACATTATTTATCCCCCCATATTTTTTTTAAAAAATCTATTTCTCGTTTTTTCCATTGTTCATAAAGTTCTCTAACTGCACTTCCTTTACTATAAGAACCACCTTTAATCTCTCCATCAAGGTTGCAATAACCCCAATCAATAAGATGTGTTCCAATATAATATACTTCACCAATAAGCATATCTTTGTAATAAACTTCCCAATCACTAACACCACTCCATTTAGAGTATGCTCTTTCTTTTTCTGTATTATAACCTTGTGATGGTCGTTTAGTTTTTATATTTTTATAAGCATACATCTCTGTTCTATATTCTGTCATTACCCTGCTTCCCATTTTATTCTCCTGTGCTAATTATTAAGGTCTATACATAACCCAATCATCTTGTAATGAAGCAGTATGTAAAACTTTAGTTGCTTCTTTTGCTTCTTCAGAAACTTTTTTACCCTGCATTTCTGCATCTAAAACTTTCTGCACTAAAGTCATCATTGCTTTTTTTAAATCTTCAGTTCTTATAACAACATCTTGATTTACATATAAATCCATTTTAATAACTCCCTGTAGCTTTTTTATTGTTTCTTCTATCTTTAGCTTTAGCTTGCTTTTTAAGAGCCTTTTCCCAACCCCTGCTAGTGCTATGTATCTTTCCCCTACCTTTGTTACCTTTAGCCATTATAAGTACCCCCTATCAATTAATTCAAAGTCTTTGCCATTATCTGTGTAAATACAAAACTTATTTGTAAAGTCTTGCACTACTTTTATAGTAGCAAACTTATTGTAAGCATAATCATACATCCAAGCACCTAACTCATCATCATTAAGGTGTTCCTTGTTACTTAAAGTATTATCAAGGTTAATTTTAAAAACTGTGTACATTTTAAACTCCTGTGCTGTTTTGTACTTACAAATGTAGTATCGCACCACCAAGCCAACAAGTCAACCCCTAAATGTGGTTTATTTTAACTTATTTTAACTTTTTTTTAGATATTGTGTTTTTCTTTGAATGAATGTATGATACAAAAGTAATTGATATGCCAATATTGAAACCAAATGCAGGGGAAACGGAAACAAATTTTATTAGTCGTTGCATAAGTGATGACAAAATGAAATTAGAATTTCCAGATAAAAGACAGAGGTCTGCCGTTTGTATGACTAGCTTTAGTGGAAAGGAAACTAGCATGGATATGTTGGAAGATAATCTTGAAAATGAAGATACAAAATCTAATGATGACTATGATACACAAACAGTACCATTTGAATTTAAAGCAATTAATTCAGAAGATGATGAAGAAAAAGGTATGTTTGAGGGATATGGCTCTATATTTGGTAACAAAGATTTAGGCAATGACGTTGTTGAGATTGGTGCTTTTTCTAAAAGTTTAAGAAAGAGAAAGCCAAAAGAAGTTAAATTATTATGGCAACATAAACAAGACCAACCTATCGGTGTATTTGAATCAATTAAAGAAGATGGTGATGGATTAGCAGTCAAAGGCAGACTTGCTCTTGGTACTCAACAGGGCAGAGAAGCGTTTGAACTTATGAAAATGGGTGCTTTAGATGGCTTATCAATAGGCTACAAAGCAGACCCAAACAAGCAATCTTATGATGAGCGTAGAAAAAGACGTATGCTCAAAGAGGTTGACTTGATGGAAATTAGTCTTGTTACTTTTCCTATGAACCCACAGGCTAGGGTTACATCGGTGAAAGCCTGTGATAGGACTATTCGTGATTGGGAAACTTTTCTTCGAGAGGAAGGAGAGTTAAGCCGATCAGACTCAAAGGTTTGTGCAAAAGCACTCGTTAATACGCTGACAAAACATCGAGATGATGGTCAGACCGAAATTTCAGATGCTATTAATCGCATGAAGCAATTAATGGTTAATATTAAACCCAATAAGTGAAAGGAAATCTCATGGCAGATTTTACAGAACTAAAGGGCGTGATTGAGGAGTTCGGCAAGACTTTCGAAGATTTTAAGTCAGCCAACGACGAGCGTCTAAAGCAAGTGGAATCCAAAGGTGTAACTGATCCAATAACAGAAGATAAAGTTTCTAAAATTGAATCAAAGTTAGACGCGATGGAAGATGTGAATCAAAAGTTCACTAAAGAAATGATGGATTCAAAAACTCTTGGTGAGCGTTTGGATAGGATTGAAACAGAAATTAAAAGACCTAATGTTGGTTTAACAACACAACAGGTTGATATTTCTATGAAAGCCTATGACAAATATCTTCGTAAGGGCAGAGAGTCATTAGACCCAATGGAGCATAAAGTTCTTACTGTATCTAACGATACAGGTGGAGGATATTTAGCACCACCAGAGTTTGTGGCAGAAATCCAAAAGCAAGTTGTTGAAATGTCACCAATAAGAAGCATTGCGAGAGTTAGAACAACATCTAACAGAAGCATACAGTTACCTACAAGAACAGGTACTTTTGCGGCGACTTTCGTAGCAGAAACAGGTGCTAGAGCAGAAACAGCAGGTTTAACATATGGCATGGAAGAAATCACAGCACA